TGTGGCCCGGGGTGCTGCGCCAACGCTCACAAGAGATTTCAGAAAGCGTGGGCTGTGACCCTTTGGTCCCTTTGTTCGCTGGGTTGGCCGCTGTCTGCGGGGTCGTTGACGCCCGCACCCGGCTCGAACTCATGCCCGGGTTTAAAGTGCCACCGGTGCTGTGGCTCATGACCTTGGGTGACCCAGCGGACAAGAAGTCGCCAGGTTCGCGGCCCATGCTCTCCCCGCTCAAAAACATTGAGGCCGAAGACCGGCCACGGTACAGCAAGGAACTGCTCGACTGGGAGGGCAAAGAGGCGGCCTACGCTGGTGCCAAGAAGTCGTTCCTTGAGTGGTCGGCCAGCCCCGATGCACTGCTGGGTGCTGACCAAGCCCCATCGGTGCCCGAGATGCCACCGCAGCCGGTGCCCCTCAAAATCACCGTGAGTGACGTGACCAGCCAGAAGCTGGTGCGCTTGGCTGCAGACCGTCCTCGTGGCCTGCTGTGCCACCTCGACGAGATGAACAGTTGGGTCAAGAAGCTCACCGACAAGGCCAGCGGTGAAGACCGTTCGGCATGGGTTGTCAGCTACGAGTCAGAACACTACGAGATGGACCGGGTGGGCGCTGGGTCGATCCACTGCGAGAACTTGGCCATGAGCATCTACGGCAACATCCAGCCGCAGGTGTTCAAACAGAACCTCAAGGCACTCTCGGCCGACGGCCTGCTGCAGCGCTTCATCCCCGCCATTCTGCGCGGAAACAAGACCAAGCTGGGCCACCCCGTGCCCGAGTGCTTCACCAGTGCAGCGGCATGGGAGAACACCCTGCGCCTGACCTACGCCCTGCCGCCTCAGTTGTACCACCTGTCCGCTGATGCCTACACCGCCTATCGTGAGTTCCAAACGTGGTACGAGGACGCCAAGCAGGACGAGCGGGTGCTGGACTGTGGCACCGAGTACATGACGGCGTTCGGTAAGCTCGAAGGTCTTGCTGGCCGGTTGATCCTCATGTTCCACATCATCGAGTCACCGTTCGCCCCGAGCGTGTCGGTGGATCTGGTCAACCGGGTGGTGGCCTTGGTGCGCGGGTATGTGATCCCGGCGTATCGGTACGCACTGGGCGAGGTGGGTGGGGTCATCGAGAATGATTTCGAGCACTGGGTGACGGACCACATCATCCAGATCAGTTCGGACACGACGATGGTTGACCTGCGCACACTCAAGCGCTCGGGTAGGCGTCAGCTTGAGGGTAAAACCGAGTGGCAGAAAGACCAAGCGGTCATGGACGCCATGCTCATGCTGGAGCAGTCGGGATGGGCGATCCAGATCGAGGGTGAACTGCACAAGCGCAAGGTCATGTGGGCCATCAACCCGAGTTTGCCCACCATGTTCAAGGACTACCGCGAGATGGTGATCAAGGCCAAGCAGCGCCACGCCGACTATATTTACCGGTACGCTTACGACAAGGGTAAGGAGCGAAAGCTGGTCAAGGGGTATGACCCCGAGAAGATGGACAAATGAGAAAAGCCCGGGTGACCGGGCTTTTTTGTTTAGAAGGGTGCGGGTGGCAGTTTCTCACGCTGCTGCCGCTCATAGTCCTTGATCTGTTGGGCGGTCCAAGGTATCGGGCCACCTGGTGGAGGGAAGGGCCACACGGGTGCGGTCATGCCACCACCCCCACAAATACAGCCAGCACACCCGCACCGATGGCACCCAGCACGATGCCCAGCCACAGCGCGGCCCAATACTTCATGCTCTTGCGCCATGCGCTTGGCCCCCATGCCATAGCGGCGTGGTACCGCTGGCCCACCTTGGCGGGGCTGATGTTGAAGTGCTCGAGTTCAAATTGTTCTCTTGAGGTCATGCTTCCCTCGCGTAAATCATGGCATCGGCCAAAGCGTAAGCATCCAATGCGATAGCGCTTGCTGACGCATCCCGGTAATCTTCTCTGCCGTTCATTGACTGCATCGCCTTGGCCGCGAAGTAATCGCGCAGGGTCATGCCGTCTTTTGCTGGCGCTTCAACCCATGCCATGTCGGACCATTCATTGCCAGAACGTGGAAACGCTGGCCCACCCGTGTTTATGCTGTTCATATGCCGCACCTCTTGCAAAATTGTTTAAGTTCCTGTTCGTGGCGGCGTTCACCGCCGAACCACCATTTGTGGCACTGCTCGGCAGTCGTGCCAAGGGCCATTTCTGCGTCCTCGTAGCCCGTGTCGTAGGCGTTCTCGACCAGCACGATGTGCAGCACACCGGCCAAGGCCAAGGCCACCAGTATCGAGAATGTGTTCATGCGACCACCCTTACGATGATGATGCAGGTCAGCACGATGGCCACTGCACCGCAAACATCAGACCACCACTTCAAGAGTGATGGTTCTTGTGGCCACTCGATGGGGCCATAGTTCTCGCCGAACGCTTCTTCGGTGGTGCGAGGGTATCGGTGGGTGTACGGGTCGTATCGTTTCATTGCATGGTCCTTTCGATTTCGTATGGATCAACGTGCATCATTTGCTGGAAATACACGGCAAACGCGGCGCGGGCTTGCGGGTCGAGGTCAATGGTGCTGAGTCGGGCGATAAGCTCGGACAGTGCCGAGTTCCACCCGCTGGCGAAAACCCATTTGGCGGCGTCATTGGGCGAAAGGTTCAAGTTGCCGTAGAGTCGGTCGTAGTGTTCGATTGCAGTCATGATGCGGTTGACCTCTTGGAACTTGATTTTTTGACATGGCCGATTTCCGGGGTCAAAACCCCGAACAGACTCGGGGCCATGGCTTCAACGATGCCGAGCACTTCGAGTAGGCGAACAGTGGCCGCACCTGGGCCACGTTCACCCGTTGTCCACTTTTTGAGGGTGAACACGGACACACCCAGCAAGGCCGATGCGCTTTGTTCGCTTAACTGGTGCCGGTCTATCAGCGCCAATAGATCGGCCGTAAATTGTGGGTTTTGGGGCGTTTTGGGGGGTTTTTTGTCTGTCATGAGGGGTTACCTTGGTTAGGGTCAAAAAATGCCCCTAGGCTTGATTCCCTAGGGGCTTGGGGTTATAGGTCTAAGAACTTTTCAATCAGGGGCAGCACAATGGCCGCACCGATAGCGATCAAGATAGCCGTGATCAATCCATGGTCCCCCCATAGGCGCGGTCAAACTGTGCCGCTTTTAGTTCGCTGCGCAGAATGTCATTTTCTTGCTGCAGCGCCACGTTATCGGCCGTCGTTTGCCCCAGTGCTGCGCATAGGGCGTCAATCCGGGCCAATAGGTTAGCGGTGTGTGTGTCGCCGGTGATATATGCGACGCGCTCTAGTTCATCGGTTGTCATTGGTTAGCCTTTCACGAGTAAACGAAAATTGTCCTTTTCCACCTTTTGTAGGTGAACCGTTTTTTTACCGCAACATTTCACCCAGTAACGGGCAGCGTCGCGGGTGAAAAAATGCCGGGTTACGATGTTGCCCAAATTGCCCCGTATCGATACGGTCCAAAAATGAGATTGGGCAAGCCCACGTTGCAGCCGTTTTTCCAATTGTTCGCGTGTCATGCTGCCACCTTTATGCGGATGACTTTGTTCATACGCGCACCATGCGCTGGGTATGCGATGACGGGCACGTCTTTGCTGTAGCATGCCCGGCAACCATTACAGCGGCCCCCATGCTCATAGGCCCGGCACAATGTCACCATATCGGGATTGACGCGGGAATCGGGCACGATGACGGATCCATGCAAACCCGGCAGGAATTCACCCACAATGGAGTCAGACGACGGTCGGACCATTACATTCGGCAGCGCTTGCATGGCCCGGATGACCATGGCAAATTTGGGGAATTTATGCATTCGGGTTGGTAGCCAATGCGAGCACCAGGGTGTGCGCTGCATCACTTCCAACATCTTTTCGGCCAATGCGACGCTGTACATGTCGCCCGAGTCAAACCAGCGGAAAAATCGGTCGTTTTGCAATTCCTGCACCATGTCGTCGGTCCACTCCATGCGCTGCCAGTCTTCTTTATTGTGCGCCCGGGGGGCTTTGACGTTTGGATAACGATAATTCCCGGTGGTCGCATAACAGCCCTTGCAGGCATCCACCAACACGCCGGGTGACTCTATGGAACCCGGGCACGTTTCCAAAGCTTGCAGGGACCACGACCGGATGCCGTCTAATTTTGAAGTGACTGAAATTTTCATGGTTAAAAGTCCTTTTACGGGTTACGGGTCACAGGGAAAAAAGAAACACGCTCACACAGTAGAGCGCGGCAAAGGTTGCCAAGGTGTAGCACGTCACGGCAAACCCACGGGGGGCTTGCTCATGTTGCGCCTGGTGCGCGATGTTGGCGACGATTTGCTGGGACTGGGTTTGCTTGTTCATAGTTGCCCCTTTGCAATCAGGGCCAGCGCATATTCTTCGGCGCCCTTATCGGTGCAATCAATTTCACCCAGTATGCGGTGCGGTGGATTCACGTCGCAAGCCAACTGCATCACGTCAAACTGAGCGCCGTAAAAATCCACAATGTGGGCGCGCGCGATCGCTTCGGTTTTTGCGGTTGCCCGGATGCGCTCAACATTCCCACGGGTGCGGTTCACCGCTTCGAATTCGAATTGTTTCATTGTCTGTCCTTACTGTTACGGGTTACTGGGTGCAGCACTATTGCCGCACCAACATTATGACATAGATTTACCCACTGGGTTCAAGCTAGGGGAAACCCTAGGTTTATAAAATATATGCTTGTCAATTTGGCGGGTATTTGTTTACCAGGGAGCGCGATTCTTACATCCGTTCGATTGTGTGTTTTCCCTGACCCACTGGGTGCTAGGTGTCACGGTGGCGACAAACTGCCCTTTTATCTTGGGGGGTGGATTTTGGGATTCTGTGTTTTCTTGTGCTATTTCAAAATCGTATGTTCTTTTGCCTCGTATGCGCGAAAGGGCACATTGTCACCAAAGCCCCCAACTCACCCATTGGGTGCGTGTTTCAAGCCCCCAATTCACCCGTTGGGTGTTCACCTGGTACCCATTGGGTCATTCAACAAATACCCATTGGGTCATGGCCCAAATGGCCCGAGCATCATCACCCAATGGGTGACGCTTGACTCTCTCACCCATTGGGTGACGCTTGACTCTCTCACCCATTGGGTGCTAGTCACTGGTGATCTTGACGGGCGCCGGTGGTGCATGGTGGCCGAGGGGGGAGGGGGAGGGCCGACGGTGCCAAGGTCACGGCTACGATGGAATCACAAACCCCGTGAAAAATTTTTGCAAATTAAAAACCCAATGGGTAGCAGTTACACACTAGACACACCAATTCAATTTCCATTACACTCACAGCACTATGGAACAAGGCACACCCCTCGTCATAGGCACGGCTGTCGCCAGTGAAACTCCGCTACCCAACTGGCTGTCGTGTCCTGACCCAAAACCCCCGAAGCTCCCAGCAGCCTCGCGTGAACTGCTGTATCTCGAATATGAGCAGATCTTTGAGCGAGTCGTGGAGGACATCTATCGTGGCCGATCACTGCAGGCACTGATACAAGATGACCACCGTGCCATCTCGTATGAGGACTTCTTGCGCTGGGTCAAGCGTGACCCACAGCGATACGAGCGGTTCAAGGAAGCGCAGGAGATGCGCACTGAGTTCATTGCAGCGGAGATCTTAGAGATTGCCGATGGGGTGGACGCGATTGACCCATCGTCGAGTGATACGGTCAACCGTGACAAGTTGCGCATCGACACGCGCAAGTGGCTCATGGGCGCACACAACAAGAAACGCTACGGCGAGGTCAAGTCTATTGAGCTCGGTGGCACCATCTCGATTACCGAAGCGCTGGCACAAGCCCAGGCTCGGGTGATTGAGGCCGAGGTGATTGATGTGACCCCGAGGATCGACTGATGCAGAAGCCCCGTTACTCGCCAGAAGATGAGCAGATGCTCATGGCCCAGCTTTGGAGCCCGTCTATCAAGGACGACCCCGAAGCGTTCGTTCTGTTTGCGTTCCCTTGGGGGCAGAAGAACACACCCCTCGAACACTTTAAAGCCCCCAGAGCGTGGCAGCGTCGAGCACTGCGCAGGATCGCAGAGTTCATCCGCATCAACCGTGGCAAGCTGAACAACGACGAGCTGATCGACGCACTGCGCAGGGCTGTTAGTTCTGGTCGTGGCGTGGGGAAGTCGGCACTGGTGAGCTGGCTCATCCTGTGGATGCTGTCAACCCGGATCGGGTCTAGCGTCATCGTCTCGGCCAACAGCGAGAACCAGTTGCGCAAAGTGACATGGGGTGAGTTGACCAAATGGGTCACGATGGCCATCAACGCCCACTGGTGGGAACCCACGGCCACCAGCTTGAACCCGGCCAACTGGTTGACTGATCTGGTCGAGCGTGACCTCAAGAAGGGCACCCGCTACTGGGGTGCCGAGGGGAAGCTGTGGAGCGAAGAGAACCCAGACGCCTATGCCGGTGTCCACAACATGGACGGCATGATGGTGATTTTCGACGAAGCCTCGGGTATCCCGGACAGCATCTGGTCGGTGGCCGCTGGCTTCTTTACCGAGAACATCCTTGACCGGTACTGGCTGGCGTTCTCCAACGGCCGACGCAACACCGGGTACTTCTACGAGGCCGTGGACGGCTCGAAACGGGAGTTCTGGGAGAGCGAGAAGATCGACGCCCGCACCGTCGAGGGCACCGACAAGAGCATCTACCAGCAGATCATCGACGAGTACGGCGAAGACTCCGACGAGGCCCGTGTCGAGGTCTACGGTGACTTCCCCAAGAGCGGTCAAGACCAGTTCATCGCACCACACACGGTCGACGACGCTGCCAAGCGACCCCTGTACAAGGACATGACCGCACCCATCATCATCGGTGTTGACCCGGCCCGTGGCGGCATGGACAGCACCGTGATCGCCGTGCGCCAAGGGCGTGACATCGTGGCGATCAAACGCTTCAAGGGCGAGGACACCATGAGCGTGGTGGGCCACGTGATTGATGCCATTGAGGAATACCGGCCAGCACTGACCATCATCGACGAGGGTGGGCTTGGGTACGGCATCCTGGACCGGCTCAGTGAGCAGAAGTACAAGGTGCGCGGGGTGAACTTCGGCTGGAAGGCCAAGAACCCGGTCATGTGGGGCAACAAACGCGCTGAGATTTGGGGTGCCATGCGCGACTGGCTCAAAACCGCCTCAATCCCGCAGGACAGACTGCTCAAAAGCGACCTGACCGGGCCGATGAAGAAGCCCAACTCGGCCGGTACCATCTTCCTTGAGGGGAAGAAGGAGATGAAGGCCCGTGGACTGGCCTCACCGGACGCTGCCGATGCGATTGCCGTAACTTTTGCTTTCCCTGTGGCACATCGCGAGTACAATGAGCGCACAACGGTTCGGCGCAACGCGCAGAATGGGTCGGTTTCAACATCTTGGATGGGGTCGTGATATGGCTAAAAAAGGCGTTTCATTGTCAGTCGGGCGCGGCGAGAAGCTGCCCGCATCCAAGGGTGCTGGCCTGACTGAGAAAGGCCGTGCCAAGTACAACCGCGAGACTGGATCGAACTTAAAAGCCCCCGCCCCTAACCCAAAGACGAAAGCAGATGAGGGCCGCAAAGCCAGTTTCTGCGCTCGCATGGAAGGGGTTGTCAAAAACGCCAAAGGCGATGCAGAACGCGCCAAGGCATCACTCAAACGATGGAAGTGCTGATCATGGCTACAAAACCCGGACTCTATGCCAACATCAACGCCAAGCGCGAGCGCATTAAAGCCGGTTCCGGTGAGAAGATGCGCAAGCCTGGTGCCGCTGGTGCGCCCACCGCCAAAGACTTCAAAGAATCGGCCAAAACGGCCAAGAAGCCAAGCAAGGGGAAGTGATGCCACTCGTCAAAAGCGCATCAAAAGAGGCGTTTCGCAAGAACGTCAAGGCCGAAGTTGCCGCTGGAAAGCCTGCAAAACAGGCTGTTGCCATCGCATACAGCGTCAAACGTGAAGCCCAAAAACCCGCCCCAAAAGGTAAAAAATGACCATCCAAGCCCTGCAAGACTGCCTGATCGTTCGCCCTGACATTGAGAAACACGCGTTGCTGATCATGTTGCGCGAGAAGAAAACCGGTACCGGTACCGTCATTTCCGTTGGCCCACAAGCTATGGACATCAAAGTCGGCGACAAGGTATTATTCGGTGATTCAATCGGGCAGGACTTAAAATGGGAAGGTGAAGACCTCCTCGTAATGCGCGAGTTGCACACCCTTGGAGTATTTGAAGCATGAAAGACACCACCGGAATCGTCGCCGCAGGTAATGTGGCAAAAAACGGCCCGTACCCATCAAAAGGTGGCTCCGAGGAAATTCTGACCGTTGCCCGCTCGCGCATGAAGATGGCGATGTCGGCTTACTCGGACACCCGGGAAGACGAACTTGACGATTTGCGGTTCTATGCTGCATCCCCCGACAACCAGTGGCAGTGGCCCGCCGATGTGCTGCAGACCCGTGGCGCTGTGCAGGGTCAAACCATCAACGCCCGCCCCTGCCTGACCATCAACAAGCTGCCACAGCACGTCCACCAGGTGACGAACGAGCAGCGCATGAACCGCCCCGGCATCAAAGTCATCCCAGCCGATGACGAAGCCGACGTGGACATGGCCGAGGTGTTTAACGGCGTCATTCGCCACATCGAATACATCAGCGATGCAGACGTGGCATACGACACCGCTTGCGAAAACCAAGTGTCGTTCGGCGAAGGTTACATCCGTTTGCTGACCGAGTATTGCGACGAAGACACGTTCGATCAAGACATCAAGATCGCCCGCATTCGCAACAGCTTCTCGGTCTACATGGATCCCATGATCCAAGACCCCACCGGTGCAGACGCCCGCTGGTGCTTCGTCACGGAAGACGTGACAAAAGCTGAATATGAGCGCATGTACCCCGATGCCGCGCCCATCAGCACCCTGATGAGCCTTGGCGTGGGTGACCAGTCAATCTCGCAGTGGATCAACGAAAACACAATCCGCATCGCCGAGTATTTCTACATCGAGTACGAAAAGCAAACGCTCAACTTGTACCCCGGCAACCAAACAGCGTTTGACGGCACCCCCGAGGACAAAGCCCTGCGCATGATGTTTGGCAAACCCATTCGATCACGCGAAGCTGACCGCAAAAAAGTCAAGTGGTGCAAGATCAACGGCTATGAGTTGCTTGAGTCACGCGAGTGGGCCGGTTCCTACATCCCCGTGGTGCGCGTGGTGGGCAACGAGTTTGAGGTTGACGGCCGCATGTACGTCAGCGGTCTGGTGCGCAACGCCAAAGACGCCCAGCGCATGTACAACTACTGGGTGTCGCAGGAAGCCGAGATGCTGGCACTTGCACCCAAAGCCCCCTTCATCGGCTATGGTGGTCAGTTTGAAGGCTACGAGCAGCAGTGGAAAACGGCCAACACGAACAACTGGCCCTACCTTGAGGTCAACCCCGATGTGATCGATGGTCAGGG